AACCACCAGAACAAGCTTGTGCTGCGAAGTCACTTATGTCTTTGTATTGTGGTTTATCTAATATTTCACCAAAATTAACCTCTCTAAATTGACGGGTAATTGTCTCCCACTTATAAAATAAATGAACATCTTTTAAACAATAAATCATTCTTGTAAGGTCTCCTTTAAAGTAATTCTTAGCAAATTTCTTTGCTCTTGATAACCAATATTTCTTTAATAAAACTTGTTCTCTTGTTCCGCTTACTACAATAGAATCATCCAATAATGTATCACAAGCCAACCATAAATTTTCATTAAAATAATGTAATCCATCAATAATTAACCCTGAAGCTAACACTGAACCTTTACCATATGTCTCAACTAATTCATCCAAATTCAATACAGATGTAAATGGTGCCTGATTAAAATCTTTATCACCATAGTCAGACATAAAACTAACCGCAGTAAATAAATCTCTTTCGTTCCATATATAATCAACAATTACATCTTTATCATCAATGATTACAGTACAACTTGTATTATGGTTAACACGTTGGTAAGCACATAACTCATGATTAGTTCCAGCATTCACCCAATTCTGTTGAACCAACTTAATTAATTCAAGATGTTTAATACCTTTCATATCTTTCTTGAATAAACCATTCTTAGGATTTTCGATAGGAACAAATACAACATAATCACTCTTAGTACTTGACCATACGCTTTCTTCTAACAAGAAAGGCATATTTTCAGTTAACCAACTAGCAGTATCAGTTCCTTTATTTAATTGCATAACTCTGAAATATTTTTCAGAATGTTCTGGATGAATACCACTTGCAGTACCCAATACAACTGAAGCATTACCTGATGGTTTAACACAAGTAGTTCTTGCCGCTTGGTTAATATGAATAACTTTTGCAACTTCTTTATTTATATCTTTTACAACTTGAGCTCCTTCTTGTAATAATTCTGCGTTGAATAATTTTGGATTGTTCATCCATCCTGTAATACTAACACCTAATAAAGCTTCTCTTTCAAAAATCTGTCTGCTTATTTCTCCTAAATAAGGGAAATTTGTATAACCTGCTTGTAGTGTACCTAAAATAGATGCGTCTCTACAAGCCTTAAAGAATTTCTCTTTTGTTGTACATTTTTCAGCATTTATTTCTGTAAGATTACATCCTTGAATACCAAATTTATCTTTATTCACTCTAACAAACTCTTCAACCTCATCATATTTAATTTTTGAGAAATCAACATCCATTAATACAGGAATTTTTAAAATTTCAAAACATGGGTTGAACATATCAAACCAACTATTAGCAAATACAAATCCGATATCATTTGCTCCATCATTAAGTTTTACAAGGTATTCAAATTGTTCTTTCTTAACCTCACTTCTTAATAATAAAACCGAGTTATTACTTCTTCCTCTTTGTGGGTTTTCCATTCTCCAGTTACCTGTCTTAGCATGAATCATTTCATCATCATTAGGGTCAACAATCATATTTAATGCTGAACGTCTAACACCACCTGATAGTACTGCATCTGCCGAATGACATATAACATCAAAAGCTAAAATTGGTCTAATTTTATTACCTTCAGTTGTTATCCATTTCTCTATCAACTGTTCAATTTTTTCTAAAGATTGTTTAAGTCCATCATGGCCTGGTGCTCTAAATCCTCCACTGATGAATGAACCTTTTTCTCTAATTTGAGAATAGTCAAATTTTAATTCATATCCAGCATATTCAGGGAAAGGTTGCTCATTAACAAAATATGATGACATTAACGCCCCTAATGAATCTGCCCATCCTTCAATACTATCTTCAATCACAAATGTTTTTGCACCTAAAGTTCTTTTTTGAATAAGACTTAAATTATTTACAAATGGAATAGATAGTCCACCACCAAATCCACAACCAGATAAAGCCAAATAAAATATCTCTTGGAAAACTCTATTACGAGCAATATGACCTGACGTACAGTTGAACATTCTTGTATTATGTTTCATAATCTGTTCGTATCTATATTGTAAATTTCTTTGAGATGCTAATACAGATTGTTCTTTCATACTTTCTAATGCTGAATTTAAATACACTTCAATATCTTTTGAATATTTTTCATATTTTTTTCTGTGCCCATCAATAATATTTTCACAAGCATCTTCCCATGTCTCATACCTACCCTTACTTTCCAACCATTTGAAGTAATCTGAGTGTAATTTCAAATCACTCAGAAATTTTTTACCTTTTTGCATATTTCTTTCTTTCTTTTTTTATTTTATTTATATTCATAATACTATCAAAAGACCTAATAAAATTAAACCTTATAAGTTAAAATTTTTAATAAATTAATTAATAGTTGGACCAGCCTCTCTTAATTTTCTCTTATCTAAGAGTTCCTTAACCCTATCCCTTTTTCTTTCTTCTTGTTGTTCTTCAAACCCTAAGAAAGTTACCGAACTTTCAGTGTCTATTTCAAGTAGTTCATTGTTGAACTTGCAGTTCTCAAATACGACACCATCTTTACCAATTCTTGATTTGGTGATTGCAATTGTGGCTAAATTCATTTCCTTTTGTTGTAATGATTTTGCAATTGTTATAATAACGTGACCCACCTGAGCCTTTTTTATCGATCCTCCCATTTGGTCTGTAGTCACAACATCTGATGATATTGAAGACCTATTACCTTGCGTTGCCGTCCAACCAACAAGATTTAATTCATGACACATAGATTCAAATCCTCTCATAACCGATCCTTCAGCTTTCCACTCATCTTTACTTGTACTTTCAGGTAATACACAATCAATATAATCCAAAAGGATTAAATCAATTCTAGTACCATCAGCAATTATTTTTCTAACCTGATTCTTAATTTGATTCATAGTCATACTATCAGAAGATAACTTCTTTAAAATCAATTCATTCTTCATGGTCTCATGAACTTCATTAATTTTAGACATCACCTCTTCTTTATGAATAACAAGATCATCAGGAGCAATACCCGTCCAAAGGGTAAAGTGTTTTCTTTGTACAATCTTTGGATTGTCTTCAAAAAATATTTGAAGAACATTATACCCAAGATTAAATGCTGTATTCGCAATCTTTGTTAAGATGGTAGTTTTACCAACCCCCGTAGGAGCTAATATAACACCTATCTCACCCTTTGCCAAACCACCCTTAAGTAGTTTATCAATTCCGGGTATACCTATCGGTATGGGGTGTCTAAAGTCCTCCTCAAGGACTGTATCCAAATTTGCAAAGATATCTGTAATTCCTGTTTCTCTTTCTCCAACTTGCAACGCTTCTCTAACAAGACCCTCAACCTTATCATAAGATTCAAAGTCTCCCTCATTGATTATCTTCTGTGCCTTGTCCATCGCCTTCTGAAGTTCTTGTTGTTTACAAAACTTCAATGCCTTTTCTTGAACAAAAAGAGTTCCCTCTAATGGAGCATTCTTAATTTGTTTGATTGTATCAACAACAATTTTAGCAACAAGTTCTTGCGAAATTTCTGACTTAACTATTTGGTCTAAAGTTTCAAAGTTAGGAGTAGATTCATACTTCATATAATACTCCTTAGTCATCTGTAAGATGATTTTAAAGTACTTGTTATCAAAATAAGAACTCTCAATAACATCCATAATAGATGACGAAAACTCTCTATCCACCACTATTTGATTCAATAACTGCAACTGGAAAGTGTTTCCTAAATACTCAAAATTCTTATTCATAATTGTTTTTAAATGTTCCCCTATTTAATTAAATACTTACTTACTTAAGTCAAATTCCAAATATTCATAACTTAATTTGCTTTCTGAAAAAATGTCAGTCAACTCTCTTAAGACATCTTTTAAAAATGGTCGTACATCCACCGTATAACGAACTTTTGGTGGAAATAATTTTCCGTCGAAAACTCTATGACAAATTGTCTGATCCCCAACTTTAATAAAAATGTTGAAAATTTCTGGTTCATCAGTAAATGATGTATCCATAATTTTTGGGTCATACTTAATAGAATCTTGGTTATCCATCATGTAGATAACTGTCTTCATTTTTAGATAATATTGTAACTCTTCCTTGAGTGTTTTAATATACTCATAAAGGTCTAAAGAGTTTTTAGCCTTCGGGTTATACCCTCTAACATTAAAAAATCTTTGAACTACAATATTGTCGTTTAACGTCAATAAGAATTCCATTTTTGTGCTGTCTTGATCTCTCATAATTTAATTTTTGTTTGTGTTTCTTTTTTCTTTTCTAATTAATTTCATAAATGGTGTGAGGAAATTTACCCAAGCTTCATCATTCTTGGGAAGATACTTAAAGAGACCATCTTCCATCATCATTCTCATTAAGTTTTTGTAACCCCTATCTGTGGGGTCAATGGTATCATTGTAAACTTCTTCTACAAATTGTTTGGATTCTTCGGTTAATAATGGAATAGTTAAATCAACTATTTTTTTATTTATTGTATAAAACTCTTCTCCAAGTATACCATTTTTTGTTTTACCAGTCAAAATATTTGATAAACTTTTAACGGGGTTTTTTTGCGGGATGTTTCGGGCATTAACAAGTATTTCTTCAATTGTGCACGATTTAGACAGCATTTCAGGAAATAATTTTACTAAAGTTTTTTCTCCCAATCCCTGAATACCATCAATATTATCTGACTTATCACCAACAAATATTTTACATACCGCAACATTATAATGGGGTATCTCAACCTTGTTTAAAGTAATCATATCACCATTCTTATAATATTGTTTAGACACTGGTGAATAGATTGTTACTGTTTCTGATATTAATTGGGTGAGATCTTTATCACCTGAGAAGATGATAATTTGTTCGTCTTTTGCAATTTGACAATAATATGCTATTAGGTCGTCAGCTTCGTTGTTATCAACCTCAACTTGTCTAATAAATATTTCTTCCAAATATTCCTTAACTCTACCTCTTTGGGTTAGATATGATTCATAATGGTCATCATTATCTGTTTGAATCCTATTTGCCTTATATTGTGGATATATAAGTTTCCTTGACGATGAATTTAATTCACCATCCCACATTACAATTACTTTGTCGTGATTATGTTCTTCTAAGAATCTGCGAAGTGTATTAATAAAGTGATAAATTCCACCAATGTGGCTACCATCATTATAAAGTTCTTTAGCTCCATGGAATCTAATTTTAAAAAGGTTATTTCCATCTACTAATAAAGTTTTTCCCACATTTATTTTTTAATGGGTGAATAAATTTGTTTCTATTCCGTAATATCATCACCAGATTCTTCCAATACAATTTCACCTGTACCAGAAAGAATTCCATTCCAATATTGGGAATATTCTTTCTTATAAGTTTCTAACGCCTCTTTGGTATCATCAATATACCCTTGAGGAACTGCAATTAATTTACCATCATTATATCCCAAACCATTTACGTGGTTCTTCAAAATTGAAATCTTAGTTCTTATTGCATATCTTACAGTTCTTCCTCCTTTGGTTGCGGTAATATGGTTGATTCCAGCACTTGCTTGGTTACCAAAAAGGAACACTAATGAAGATGCTAACCATAATGCTTCTCCACCTTTTGCTTTGATTGTTGGTTGTCCGAATGGATTGTCTGGAAGAGCAACCCATGGTTGATTAACAACTACCAATGTATTGTAATACGCATAATCTTCTTTCTTTGATTTGGAAATTCTTGAATGAACTCCCATACCAATCTTATCGGCAAGTGTTGCTGCATTATGTTGCTTTCCACCCTTACCATCAAATGTCATCTTACAAGGAATTGAACCTACAGAATCCCAAAGGAATAAAATAGATTGTTTAATCTCCCCTTTTTCTTGAGCATCAAGAACTTGATTAATAAAATCTGTAACTTGCTCAATATAATCAAAACCATCATTAAAAATGAAATCACCATCCCATTCTCCATCTTCATTTTTATTTGCTTGCAATCCTAATTCAACTGCATGATCCCAAGACCATTTCTTTTCTGTGATAATAAAAACAGGCAAATGTCCTTTCTTTTGAGCATCAGCGGCGGCCAATATCATCGCAGTTGTTTTGGAACTATTACTATGTCCTAAAAACATATTAATACCTCCCATTACAGGACCAGGTATTCCACAAGCATTTAAAAAGGATTCACCACAATTATAATAGTTTGTTTCTTTATATTTTGTCTTTGTTGAGAATTTATCTTTAAATCCACCAACACCTTCTTTTTTCTTAATTCCCGCCATTGTCAATTTTTTTAATATTTGGTAATTTATTTATTTTGTTTGGTCTATAAAACATGATATCTTCCTCATATAAAGTCCCAATTTCTTCTTCATGAAAAGTTATCAATTTAAGACCTAATTCACCATCCTCACTCTCTTCCTTTAACATACCAAATAAAATAGTATCACCAATCTGTTTAGCTTTGCCCGAAAAATATTCTTTATTTGATAACTGACTTAATATCTCATAAGATACCATTTTATTATCTCTTAATTGCAATTCAATCTCTTCTTTAAATGTCATAATAATGTAATAAAAAAGGGTGGAGTTAATACTCCACCCAATATAATTTAGAATGGTAATTCTGTGTCAATTTCAGCATCTTCCTGTGGGTCAACCACTTTTGCAGGTGATGATTTCTTACTTCCACCAAAAGTATCCGAAGAAACAGTTGAGTCACCATAAGCATATCCACCTTTTTCAGTGTCCCATTTTGGAGTTTCTCCACGGGCAATAGCTTCAAGATATTCAACAGGTTTTTTAGAATATACATCCAACCAAGTTAATTCGTCATTAACCCATGCTTTTGATTGGTCATCTTCAACATGAAGAGGTGTTGGGTCATCATGCATAATAGTTGATACCGCAGTATACTCTTTACCATTTGGAGCTTTTGATTTGTTTAACTCAATGATAAGGTCACGTCCTTTTTCAGCGTCAGTAATATCACCTTTGTTTCTCCAAATTGGAATAATTTTATCCAAGATACCATCATTCTTATAGTTGTGCTTAAATCTCCAAAACTTTGGACCATCTTCTTCGTGGTCTCTATCAATAACCTTAACGATGTAGAACTTACGAGACTTATATTGTTTCGCCAATTCTTTATCAGAATCTTTACCCGTAGACATCAACTCTTCATAAACCTCATTCAAAGGTGAACGTTCGTTGTCATTTTTTGCTGGGTCATAAAACTTTTGCCATTGTCCACCAACTTGAATTTCGTGGTACCATGCTTCTTTAAATGGTGAAGAACCATCTGTTGTTGGAAGAATTCTTACTCTTCTTTGTCCTGATTTCTCTTTATCACTAAGGATTAAAGCGAAATACTTTTTCATTCTTTCGTCTTGCGACATTTTGAACTGCGGGCCTGCCCCTTGTTGTTTTGTTTTTTCATACTGTGCCAATACGGCGTCTAATACATTACTCATATTTATATGTTTTTTTGTTCTATAAATATAAGTGAATATATCCCTTATGTCAAATAAAAAAAGTCATCTTCCGATGACTTTTACTACTTTATTTTTTTTACATTAAATCGTCTTCCGTTGGTTGGAAGGATTTTTTAATATCATTTTGATTAATATCTGAAACTTGATCTGAAGTTAAAACATAATCATGTTTTCCCGTTTTTTCCATCTCTTCTTGCTTATCAGTAAAAAAATCTGATAACTTTTGATTAAACGGATATGAATCGTAAGTTCTTAACTCTAATTTTTCTTGTGGAGTTTTTTCTCTGTATTTTTCAATCTTAGCTTCAAGTGTATTAAGTTTAGACATAATTTGATCCATCTCACCTAATCTTGATTCTAATTTATTTAATTGTCCAAATAGGTTTTCAAAATACTCATCTTGTTTTGATTGAATACTTTTTTGAGAATCAACTAACTCTGTAATATCTAATTCACCTGATTCATCACTATCATCTTTCTTTTCTTCAGATTCACCATCATCGTCAATCTTTTCAACATCAGGGTCATTTGCAACATCAATAGTTTGAGGAGTTGCAGGTGCTGCCGGTGGTGCTGCCGGTGGTGCTGCCGCCGCACCTGCATCAGGGGCTGGTGGTGCCATAGCACCTAAATCACCAGCTAGATCTGCTGGAGGTGGTGGTGGTATTGCATCTAATGCTTGTTCCATTATGTACTTATCTATACTTCTATATCTTTGTATTTCTTTAATAATTTTTTTATCTAAGCTCATGTTTTTATCCGTTTAAAAGTTGTTTTATTCCTTTTGATGTTTCAACTCTAACTTTTCTGTTAGCCGTTGTTTGATGTCCCGCTCTTTCGATTAGCCCATCTCTTTCTCTTACTGTATAACAGTCTCCAGTATCCAAGTCACAAACTTGTTTACTTCCATCACCGTTATCTTCCTCAGAATATCTTACTGATTTTCCAAGATAATTGTTTAATGCTG